ACTGGAGAACAATATGGTTTTTCTATATCTGATGGTCAGATAAGAGGCCATATAGATGGTGTTATATGTGGAGGTCCCGTAGAAATGGGGTATCCATGTTTATGGGAAAATAAGTCAGCCAATGATAGGAAGTTCAAAGAGTTTCAATCAAAAGGTATGGCTAAAACTAATCCTATATACGCAGCACAAGTTGCATTGTACCAAGCCTATATGGAATTAACAGAACACCCATGTTTGTTTACTGTAGTTAATAAAAATACCAGTGAGATATATTATGAACTTATTCCTTTTGATAAATTTCTCGCTCAAGAAATAAGTGACAAGGCAGTTAACATATTACAAGCTACGAAAGCTGGTGAAATGTTACCAAAAATAGCACAGTCAAAAGATATGTTTGATTGTAAATGGTGTAATTATAAAGAGACTTGTTGGAGTTAAAAATAGACGACATTAAAACGTAGAGGAAAAATGTCGCCTATAACTTCAGCCAATGAAGTAAGGATAGTATAATGAGTATAGTAAGTTTTGGCAATGCTAATCGTGATTTGACATCAAGGGATTTAGTGGAATTAATAAGCGATAAAGTTCCACCACAAGTGCAAATAGACATGTTACGAGACACATATCCTAATGGTGTTATTAGAGGCGATGAATTTAATGTTGGCTCTTTAGACGGAGAGCCTGGAAAATCTTTAAAGATAGATATCAATCCTAGATCGCCTTGGTTTATGAAAGGCAATGACTTTAATGGATCAAGTGGTGTCGGTGGTATCGTAAAGATACTAATGGAAGGTCGTGGTATGAGACTTCCAGAGATAAAAGAATTTTTTGCAGATTATTTAGATGATTCTTATAGATTTGTCAGAGATGAAGCAGCACCTATCCCAACCGAATCAATAATAAACAAATCATTAAGACAACAAATAAACATCAATACTCCATTTGATAGCGAGCATTCGTATCTTAGTTTAGATGGTGAAGTTATATGTATGGTCAGAAGATACAATATGCGAGATGGGGCAGGCAATCCTACAATGGACGATCACGGCAAGCCTAAGAAAGAATTTCGTCAGTTTACGGGAAACAATCCATATCCTAAAATGCCTGATGTTAGACCATTATACAACATACCGAACATTTCTGCTTCTAATAAGGTTATATGGGTAGAGGGCGAGAAATGTGCTGATGCTCTTAATGAAATGGGATTTACTGCTACATGTACTATGGGTGGTGCGGGAATGTTATCTCGCAAATCATCTAGTCAGTTTGACTTTTCTCCGTTGCATGGCAAGGAATTAATCATATGGCCAGATAATGATAACGCAGGTAAAAAGGTAGCCGAACTTGTTCAAGACTTAGCTATGAATGCAGGGGCAAGGTCAGTTACAATGTTAACTCCACCTTTAGGTAAGCCTGAAAGATGGGATGCTGCTGATGCAATTGCAGAGAGTTTTGATATCGGTCAGTTTCTAAGCACAACAGTAAAACATGTTAAAAGAAATATTAACTTACTAGACGATAGTTTGTTAATCAGCAGATTTGAAGGTCAAGCACCCGAACAAAAGTTTTTAATTGGTGAGACTTTGCCTCTTGCCGTTCCTATTATATTTTCAGCTTCTGGAGACGCAGGTAAAGGTATGATGACTTTGGACTTGGCTATGAAAGTTGCATCTGGTCAGCCAATGTCAAGTGCTTTCGGTGGTTATATTACCGAGTTCGGTAATGCAATTATATTTACAGCAGAAGATGATGAAGGTGAAATGCACAGAAGAATTGAACGCTTAGATGCGAACAATTCTAGGTTTAACTACGAACATGAACTTCGTGTTGTGTCATTACCTAATGTTGGTGGTGTTTTTCCTATACTTCAAGATTCCCATGATGGCTATAGAACTAGCGATGAGTTTGAAAAAATATATGAACAAATACTTCAAATGAATAATCTTAAACTTATCGTATTTGATCCGTTGGCATCATTTGTTCACGCTGATGTGAACTCTGATCCAGCGGCAGGTGCAGCTTTGACTGGACTTCTTGCAAAGATAGCTACAGAAACAGGTGCTGCAGTTATGATGTGTCATCATATGACAAAGATTAAAGATGATACTGTAGTGTCTTCTCCAGAACAAGCAAGAAACATGATTCGAGGTACGTCTGCTTTAGTTGATGGTGTTCGTTGTGCTTTTACAATATGGCAAGTTGACGAATCTACAGGTCGCAGAAGATGTCAGGACTTAGGTATTGAATATCAAAGAAACAGATGTTTTGATGGTGCAGTTGTTAAGTCTAACGGACCTGCAAGGCGTGACATTAGACATTTTATTCGTGATACGTTGACTGGATTATTAGAAGATCGGTCTGAAGATATTGCAAGACTTCATAGTGGAAGCAATCGTGAAATTAAAAAAGATGCTTTATTTGCATGGATTGCATTATGTGAAAGAGAAGGTAAAGCTTTAACACAGCAATCGGGAGCTGATGCTATCTTACAAAGAATGAATGCTGATCCAGATGCACCTAAAGTTTTAGAGAACTCTACACAGCGAACAATTGATGGATTAGTCAGAGAGTTACTTAATGAAGTCAGGCTTGCCAAGTATTCTTTTAGTAGAGCAGGTGGTCGTAAATGGCTTGGAACATTAGACGGAGACATGAGTCGAGGAGAATACGATGCAAGAACAGCAACAGAAAACCTATAGTCTTCCAGATAATAACGTCTGTATATCATTTAGTGGTGGTAGGACTAGTGCTTTTATGCTGCATCATATATTAGAAGCAAACAACGGATTGCCTAAGAATGCTATAGTTTGTTTTCAAAACACTGGTCGAGAAATGTCACAGACATTAGACTTCATTAATAATTGTTCGCAAAAATGGGGAATAGAAATTACCTGGCTCGAATATGATTTAAATGAAGAAAATAAACATATATTTAAAATTGTTCGCTATGAAGACGCAAGCCGCAATGGTGAACCATTCGATAAATTAATAGATAAACACGGCAGGTTGCCTAATCCTATGTCTCGTTTTTGTACGGGAAGTCTTAAAAGAGATACGACTGTTAAGTATTTAAGAAGCATTGGTTGGAATAAATGGCACAATGCTTTAGGCATAAGGGCTGATGAAAAGCATAGATGTAAGACTGAATTTAAACATGGCTTTTATCCGTTATATCCAATATGTGATGCAAATCACACTATACATGATGTTGATAAATTTTGGAGTAAGCAAAGTTTTAAACTTGATTTACCAGTGGTTAATGGAAAAACCATTAAAGGTAATTGTGATTTATGTTTTTTAAAATCTGAATCACAGCTTGCATCTATGGCAAGAGACCACCCCGATCTAGCAAAATGGTGGATAGATGCAGAAGAAAGAACGGGGAGACAATTTGAGAGAGGGAGAAACATGAAACAATTTGTAGATTTTGTTGATAGACAACAAGATTGGATATTTAACGATGAAGCGTACTTGTGCCAAACTGATAACGGGGAATGCACAGGATGAAAATAGTTGATTTATTTAGTGGTATCGGTGGCTTTAGTTACGCTGCTGAGAAGTTAGTAGGTGGATTTGAAACAATCGCCTTTGTAGAAAGAGAGCCTTATTGCCAAAAAGTCTTGCGAAAACATTGGCATAATGTTCCAATATTTAATGATATAAGGAGTTTTAATGGAAAAGAATTTAGAGACGCAGACATCGTTGTTGGAGGATTCCCCTGTCAGCCCTGGAGTGTGGCGGGAAAACAAGAAGGGCATCTTGATGAACAAGACCGTGACCTCTGGCACGAAATGGTTAGGGTTATTAAAGACGTACAACCTAAATGGATCATTGGGGAAAATGTGCGAGGCTTTGTTAACATGCCAATGGGCCTCAAACGAAGTCTCTTTGACTTGGAGAGCATCGGATATAGAGCCGTGCCATTTATTATTCCAGCTTGTGCCACAGATGCCAAACACAGACGAGAACGATGTTGGATTGTGGGCCACTCCGAACACGATGGATCATTTACCCCAAAGGTCAGAGGAAGCTACACTCCGAATGCAGAACGGACATCGGAAGGGTCGCAGCAAACCTTCCAATTTGAGGGAGCAAGTGGACGAGGAGACAATGAAGATGTGGCCGACTCCGAAAGCAACGGATTACTTCCCAGGAATGGGGGATTATGTGGAGGAGAACCAGTCGGGTTACACAGTAACGAGAAAGGGAACGGGAACAAAGTTCGGAGCGAAACTGTCGGATGCAGTAGACTTCAAGGAAAAACAGATGATGTGGCCAACACCGACAGCGACACCGAGAGGCGCACACACGGGAAAGATGTCAGGATCGGTGAGCGAGGACGGGAAGACATCGATTCGAGCAAACGGAACGAAGTTCGGGGCGACACTTCAGACAGCAGTTGCAATGGCCGAACTGAAGAAAAGGGAGATGTACCCTACACCAACGGCTCGGGATTACAAGGACTCGGGTCAGAATCTGGATCTATATCGGAGCAAGAGGCAAGACACTCAATTGGGGGTAATAGTCAAGAGGATGAGCGAGAGCGACTTCAAATCGGAGAAGGACCAATCTGGTGGAAGCCTGAACCCCGAGTGGGTCGAGTGGCTCATGGGATACGAGATCGGACACACAGAATAAAATCCTTGGGGAATAGTATAGTTCCCCAAGTGGCTGCAAGATTATTTTGGGCAATAAAGGAGGCAGAAAAATGAGCGAACAAAGTAGAAGAAGAACATGGGTTGCAGCAGCGCAGCCCATACCAAAGACGAACATTTGTTCGGTTTGTGGAAAACCAGGTGCTTCGTATTCGACTGATAATGGTTGGTCTTGGTTTTGTTGGCCATGTAAACCAGAAAAAGCAGTTTGGGATCATAGAAATGAGTAACGACTATGCGAACAATTACAACGCTGTAAGAAAAATATACAAAGAGCTGCAATCCAAGAAAAGAGAAATCGACCCAGACGAACAATTCTTTGAAGACGATCCTAAAGCCGTTGCTGAAGTTGAACACGG